GATAAGCGGTAATCTGCGACATTTTGGTAGAACTTATTAGTAATGAGGATTTCATATACATAACCCGTAGGAGAAGTGTATTGTGGGAAAGGTCCCGTTGTTGGTCCGCTTTGGTTCCAATAGTAGAAGGGAAGGTTGGCGAACAAGTTGAATAAGTTGGTATTGAAGAATAAACGGAACTCGGGAGGTGTTGCCGCTCCGTATTGTGCGCCCGAAGGAGTAAAGGAGGTGAGGCGTTGTCCGAATCCATCACTATCGCAATACACGGAAAAGCGTTGAGAAGGTCCATCATAAGTAATCTGTGGAGGTTGGGCGGTTCCGTTCAAGAATGCTCTTAAAGTAGCGTAAGGAAATCCAGTTCCACTACCGAAGGCGACTACCCAAGCATCATAGAAGGCATAGTAAGTATCGCAAATAGCACAAGTAGAAGTCAAACGAGGAGACGAGGAAGCGGACACATCTAAATCATTTGGGTCTAAAATAGCGGTATTGACTTGGTCTAACCATTGTTGGTAAGTATAAACCCAGTAGTAATCTGTGGATAAGTCTTGTGGAACACCTTCTTTTGTGCCTATTAAAGACCAGTAAGGATTAAGGTTTGGATTAGCGCCGAGAGGAGGACCTTGCGCCCAGTCAAAATTAGCGGGAAGAGGAGCGACGCCTTTGTTCGCCACAAGAGTGTAATAGGCAATACCAAGATACGAAACATAATCGCCTACTTGGTAAGATACATTTGGACTCCATATTTGTGTAGGAACCTTTGCTCGGTAGAATGGTCCGTTGTAAGTATTGTATTTAGTATCAAATGCCGTTGTGGAAACTACATCTCCCGCATTATATTGTGTTCCCGAACCCCACTGACCTACAAACTTTTGGTTTGCTAATGATTGAGGGACGATTGCTTGTGTAGTGTTCTTGTTTTGGGGAACATACTGAATAAAGCGTTGTTGGGGAAGGGCGGTAATCAGAACGGACGAGTCGGCGGGAAGTGATGTTCCGATTTGTTGCCAGTAGTAAGAAGAAAGGTTTGCTTTGTTTGGGTCGGGACTGATTGTTCCCCAAGCACCACTACGAGTTGGAAGTGCTTGTGCGTAGTTTGTAATTCCAGTTATGGACGATACATAAGAACAATAAGAACCCACAGACCAACCCGATGACCCATAAGTCCAAGCAGTTGCCGAAGGAGCAGTTCCAGTATTAATCCATTGCGAGTATGGGATAGATACGGAGTAGGTTGTCAAGTTAGGATTTGTTTGACCCGTGCCTTCACGAATGCTTGGAATAAAAAGAGGTAAGTCCAAGTTTGCGCCATTCATAGTAAAGCGGACAATAGAAAAGTTGTAGTTCGTGATGTCTTTGAGAATAGGCGCATCACGGGTTTCGTTGAATACTATGTTCGGGTCTTGAATAGCATCTCCCGTTGAGGTTTGGTCGTCGGTCGTGTTATTCACTATGTCCGCATTGTAATATACATAGTCGGGTTCATCAGCAGTTCCGCCAACATACTCAATAGTGCGGTTCATTTATAATCTTATAGGGATTTTATTTGCGTAATTTTATGTATGTGAGTCCGCTTACAAAGTCGTCGGGACACAATCCAGTTTTATCTATAATTGATTTGTATTGTGCTAATGACTTGTTTCCATACATCAGTCGTGCGACACAATGGCGACCGCAAGTATTTAGATTGCGTATCTCTTTTTGAAAAGGGTGCGTGTTATAGTAAATAGGTAATCCACTTCCACGCATTAGTTCGGTAAGGTAAGGTTCTGCCTCGTCCATCGCTTCCAAACGAGGTTTAGGGACTTTATCAAATTGTTCTTCGGGTTCGTCGCCGTAGGGGTCAAAGAACTCAATACCTTTCTTCTTGCGAAGCATACAACACCAGTGTCCCGTATGGTCGTCTTCGGTCAAGAATAAGATAATACATCGTCCCTTCTTATCAAAGCAGTCATTCAAAGACCTTTTATGTGCGAGTTCGGGGTAAGTGAGAATTGAAATATCGTTTCCCAATAACGCACGAATGTCTCCGTCCGACAAGGGATATTCTCTTACTTCTTCTGCGTCGTTCATTATAAATGACGCAGAATAAATGGGCGTCCCCTTTCGCAAAGGACCAAAGAATCGTCAAGGAAAAGAAGGAAGAGAAGGTGAAGGAAAAGAAGGCATCACGCTTAACCAAGAGTGATGTCCGCTTATTTTTAGATACTGACGCTAAATCCGTGTCGGTGAAGGAGGTGGAGTGGGTAGAGCGGTGGTTGAATCACTTCGTCCTTGAAAACTCCTTCCCTCCTCAATTAGCACGGAGCGGAGGGTATTCGTATCTCCTATCGGTTCTGTCTGATAGGTCAGTAGAGGTGCTTTCAAAGTTGCGTGATGATTTTGCGAGAACGCATCTTGGGTATGAATGTGGAGATGATTTTGCGTTTTTGACTGGTGTTCCAATGGTGGAGTAAAGTCTTCCACTGCTATGCCTATTTTATACTTTTTCTTACAACACTGCGATACAAACCTATGCCCTTCTATATACTTCCACACGCTATATAGAAGAGCAAGAATAGCAATCGTCGTTGTAGATACTCCCGCAGTCGCTAATATCGTTGAAGTATCCATTATGAATAGGAGAGAATTGCGAATGTGATTTGACAATTGTCCGAACAACCCGTCGGATTTCCAGCAAGAGTTATTATAATTGATTCTGTTCCCGATATAGTTGAAGCGACTAACCAGTTATTTGATAAGTTGTTTAAATCAGTAGCACTTGCTCCCACTGCGGCGAACAAAGTAGATACAACTTTGCCCGTAAATGTTAATCCCGCTAATTGAGGAAATGCGGACTTCGTTATTCCCGCTTGATAAAAACTGGTTCCACCTACATTTACCCAAGTAAGAGAGTTTATCTTTACATTAGCGCTAAATATTACTCCTTCTGCTCCCAAAATAGACCAGTTTGTAGGGTCGTTATTTGGAGATGTAGTAGAAGGTCCAACTATGTTGTTTGCGACATACAAGATTACACCTTGCGCCACGACACTGCCTACTTGATACTGCGTGTATTTAGACCATTGAGCGTAGGACATTTGTTTCATTCGGAGATAATAATCCAAAGTAGAATGTGTTATAGGTAAATATTTCTTATACTATTATTTTATGTAGATGATGTAGAAGGAAAAGCAAACTTTCTATAAAATACTCTTTCCATAAAAATTACTTTACTTTTTTTACTTTTTCATCTACATCATCTACATAAGATTAAAGGGTATATAGATTTTTAACCTATTAGTCAAGAGTATAAGTGCGTGGATAGTTTTTGGGATACTTTAAGAAGAGTTCTTCGCCTTTCTTGACTGCCCGTTTCGTATAGACGCCTCTGCTCTTGTAGTATATGTTCGGCGTATTGCTTTCGTTCGCATAATGACTGAGGTTCGTGGTGAGATAGGGTTTTGTTTTGCCTACTAATATTCCCGAAGAGAATGGACCTCTCAAACTATAAGTGTATCTCGTATCGTCGCCATACTTTCCCTTGAACTCCGCAAGTGTCATCTTCACGCCTTCGTAATCCAAGATACGCTTGTTCGCTGGAATATCTACCTTCGCAAACAATCCAAGACCGCCGACTGGACTTTTATGAACTTCTACTAACTCGTTGGTAATCGTGGGTTTAGGCAAACCTCCGCCCTCTAATACCGCCTTCTTCTTCCATACATAGATGAACTCGCCGTATCCTCCTTCTTGACCCGCAAATCGCTTTGAAATGTATAATGGATACTTCTTATCCGCCTTCCCCAAGACCTTCTTTATATCGTCATACATATCCTTCGGCACATTTAGGGCGTAATGACCGCCGTTCGCAAGGTGTTTCATAGTCTCACGCACTACGGGGAAGAAGAACCTTTCGTTGAAGTCGTCTCGGTTCTCGTATTCGGGCATATTCGCATACCCTTCGGTCGGTCTTGTTTTTTGGTAGTAAGGCGGGGAAGTGAATACAAAGTCGTAGGAATACTTGGAGTAATCTACCTTTGAACTATCTTGGAAGTGGATTTGGACTTTACAATCGTGAGGGTAAGTCTTAATCATTCGTTCGTATGCCTTCTTCAAACTCGTGTTCGTGTCAAATCCTATGTAGTTAATGTCTAACGACATAGCGCCCAAACATCGTCCCCCCCACCCCGCACTAAAATCAAGGATAGTCGTTGGTTTGTATTTACAATAAAGGTCTCGTGCGATAATCGGTTTGAAGGCGCTTACCGAACCCCTATACAGACGGAATACATCATACAGAGCGAGTGCGGGAGATTTCCCAGCGTCCAGTTCGTATTTGTAAAGTCGCTTTTCGGAAGGTGAGCGTATTGGATTGTCTTTGACCCATTCGTAGAAACTTATACCGCCCCGTGTTTTTGTAGCAAGGCGCAGTTTGAAGAAGAATATATCCATCGCCTTGTTGCCGACAAGGGAAGCGGGGTTGATTTCGCCACAAGGTATTGAGCGGAGTTTTTCGTAGTCCTCCTTTGCCTCTTGCGGGGTTATAGACTTTATCTTACTCGCTATATCCTTCATTCCAGCGCCTTCAAGGGAGTGTTGAAGGTCATACGCTCGGTGGTAGTGTTCCATAATTAATAATAAGCGAGATTAATAAGTTTTATGTAGATGATGTAGAACAAAAAGTAAAAAAAGTAAAGTGATTTTTATAGAAAGAGTAATTTATAGAAAAGTTTAGAAATCATCTACATCATCTACATAAGATTATAGGATAGATTTAAACACTCCTATAATTATTTAACTAATGACTACAAAAACGCATTGTGTAGATTGCGAACACTCCTATTTGAACTGGGAGCGCCACTTGGATAGTCCCAAGCATAAAGACAAGGCGTTGTTGAATCAGATACGAAACCAAGTGAGGAACCTTCCTACCATAACGACCCAATACGACGAAAAACCTAATCCCGTATCGCACCCTCCGAAGAACACTCCCGAATGGCGTGAATGGAACTTGAATCGTATGCGTGAGTATGCGAGGGAGAACAAGGAGAAGATAAGAGAGTATCAGCGCCTATACAGATTAAAACACCGAACAAAAAGCGTTGTTGAGTGATTACTGGTTCAGCATTCTTGCGTGGTGAGCGGATATAAGAAACTGCGGGTAGTTCTTGTGTAAGCATACCCAACGCCCTTGCTTCTTTAAGTCTCGGCAGTCGTCCCGTGTCATACCGATATGGGTTTTTAACAAGTAAGATAAGGCGTGAAAGGAGGTCGCCATAGGATACACAACAATATGGGTCGCTTCGTTCAGTAAAAGACGGGTCTTCTTATAGTTGGTGAGATAGTGCGATAAGCATAACATAGTGGTATTGGTATGACGCCCCATAGTCGCTAAATCGTCAATAAGTTTATGAACTACCTTCTCTGCTTGACCCGTGAATGTATCGTAGTCATCAAAGATGACGCAACAATCTTGGAACTCATCTAAATCGGGATAGTCGTCAATAAGGGTTTGTATGTTAATGCGTTTGGGTGGAGGGGTCATTTTATCCAAAGTATTGTCCTCTTCAAGTTTGGAAATGAGATACACTTCACGGGAAGGGTGTAGTTTGCGATACAATTCAGCGACACCTTTGGCGAAATATGATTTGCCCGAACCACTTGCTCCCGCGATATAAAACACTTCACGCTTCTTTGGGTCGGGTGAAGGTAAGACGCTCAAAGTAGAGTCGTCGGGAAGGTTAATGGAAGTATCGGTGCGGTCATCGTGGAGTATGCGTTCGTATAACGCCTTGCCTAACCCACTTTCCCCAACTAATTGGTCGGGTTCTAATCCCTTGCTTCGTGCCTCGCTTAATCTATTCAATAAACGGATACGCTCCCCGCCCTTCACATCACGGAGTTCCGTAGAATATTTAGAAGCATTAATCTCTCCCCTTGACTTACTCTTCTCCTTGCGTTCTCCTTCGTGGAGGTAAAGAACTTCGCCGTCTTGGTCCCCTCCTTTCACTATTGCTATGGGTCTTGCGCCCTTATCTTTCTCAAAAGAGAGTGAAGGCATTTTTATCTCTTCCATATATTTTTTTCAAAAACACAAAAACTCTTATGGGTTTTCATAGGAAAGGATAGTGTTTCAACTCTCCTATGAGAATTAGGTTTTTACCGACCAAAATGAAGATTAATACGCCAAGAAATCTATATTTTTCCGTGCCTCGTCTCCAACTGGAAGAGCATTGTAATCATTTATTTTCTTTTCGTATCTTGCTCGTTTATGACTTCCAAGAGGAAGAATGTCGGTGAGAATGTGTTTGCCTTTGAAAGAGATAAGAGGCATCTTCGGAGTATCCACATCTCGTAGATTTTGTAATACATAAGTGCGATACTCGTCTGCGACCAAAGGACTATAATCGTTGTATATATACTTCAAGAACTTGGTTCCAGTATAACCTTCCAAGAACGCCTTTCCCCAACCGCCATCACTTATAACATACCTATTATCAAGTAAAGTGTCGTATAAGTTATGGTCTCCTTTGTAAGACACCTTTCCGTCCTTATACTCAAATAATTGTGGAAAATTAGATATAAGTTTCAGTCCGTTGTTTCTTGCTCGTTTAGCAATCGTGTAGTCGTTCTTTGGATTATCGTAAAGGTCGTCGCCTATCTGCTCCGCTAAACTATCAATTCCAATAGGAGTAATTTCGCCATCAAACTTATCTCGGTTCTCTTTATTCAAGAATATCTCTTCTACCCTATCCAATGCCCGTCTATGCTCCTCGTCTAAATTGCCTTGTAGTTTATGAATGTCGTTAGACAACTGGCGAAGACCCACCGCAGTCGCAAGACCTATTGGACCTTGTGATTCGTAGAAATGGTATGCTTGATTTAGAAGTCTCGTGAGTTCAAAAGAAGATACTTTCTCGGGTTGAGTTCCTATGCGTCCGAACTCCCTCTCGTATAACTCTTTGCTTATCGCCCCGCCCACATACTTCTTTGAGTTCTTACTCAATATACTTCCCAACGCCTCCTCAATCTTGCCGAGCGTATGACCCAATAATTTTTGAGAGGAAGTTTTAAGCGCAGAGTTCAAGTATCCCAGTAAGGTATGTTCTGCCTTGACGAATGGTTCCAACACAATATTCGCAAAGCGGTTCTTGAACTGGTCTATTTCAAAGCGTATATCCTTCAAAGGCACCGAGTCCCGTTCTTCTAACAAAGAGCGCAGAGTTTTAATGTCCCCGAGTATATGATACATACGCCCCAAATCGCTATTCAAAATCTCCGTCAGTTTCTTCACCTTCTTCTCGTCGTTGTGGAACTTCGCAAGTGAGAACTCCCGTTTGAGAACCTTGAAGTAATTGCCTTCGTGCTTGTAGTAGATAATTTCCTCTTTGACTTCATCGTCAAAATGAACTGGTGTATGATTAAATGCTCGTCCGCTATGCGAATAAAAAAAGTAAATCATAGAGAAGTCCGTGTATCTATTATTTTGTATCCAACCCACAACATCAACCTTCGTTATGCCGTGAGAAGTGAAGGCGTCTTGTAGAGTGTAATCGGACCCGTTTTTGAGAGTTTTATGCCCTTTGAGTATTTCTTCAATCGTCCATCTTTGCGTGTGGAACTTTATAGATTTTTTGGCGATTACAAACTCTTCTACGGACGGGGAAGGTTTGAGTAAAGATAATGCCTCTTCCTTTTCCTTCAAAGTTATAACTTTCTGACGGAACAATTCATCTACTTTTGCTCTTGCCTTTTCAGCATCATAATGTATAATCTTGCCGTTTCTTACTCGTGCTTCCAACGGAATAACTCGCCATTCTTCTATCGCACCGCTCTTTATGTCGCCTATAAACACATCTTTCGTTCCCATTAGTCTGCGTATCATTTTTTTGAATAAATCAACGAGTTCGTCTAATGTTCCCGACACACTATCGTTCGCATCATAATCTCCCGCATATAATTGTGTGCGTAATGAGGCAGACCCCACTACTTCCACACCTCTTCCGCCATCAAGCGACATACTATCCAAAATACGGACTGCGTCTTCGGGATAATTTGTTGGGTATTCTTTTGTATCCATTATTATTTATTCAAGATTTATTCTGATGTCAATCTAAATCTGCGTAAGAAGTTCTTTCTTGCCGATACGACTGACGAAGAAGCATATACTTGAATAGGTCGTCCGTCTTTGGTGTATCGTTGTTCGGGGGGTCTTGCGTTATTCTCTTTTGCTAATCTGTCAAATCCTTCTAATGTAGTTGGTAAGTCTTGTATTCTGTATGTTGGACCTTGTATCTCGGGATATGTTCTTGGCGCTCCAAAGTATTCAGCGATACTTAATCTCCGTGGTTCTTGTGGTGCGACATTAAATTGTTGTGTATCATTATCCCATACTCCACGCACTTCGGGAACTGATTCACGCACAACGGGAGCAGTTGGACCCGTAGATATTCTCGCCATATTTATACCTTCTTGTTGGACGATAGGAGGTTCGGGAGGTCCGTCAATACCTTCTTCCAAGTATCCAACATCTCGCCCTTCGGTGCGGTAGAAGTGTCCCGCATTATCTCCGAACTTTCCACGAGTATCCACATCAAAAGTTCCCAATCCACTTCGGTTTGCGACTTCTAATGCTCTTTGCGATTCACGAGTAGGTGCCAATTCACTGAACCGAGAGTTTGATGCTAAATCGGTAAGCGATTGGCGTAATGTAGGGTCTGTTAATCCCCTTGTCGCCTCTGCTAATGCCTTTTGCTCTCGTTTAGCGATAGATTTGCGTCGTGATGCTGGTTCGGTTGGGAATACTGGTTGTCCCGTTGATTGTTCTACGCTTCTTATAATTTGAGAAGGGACTTTCTGTAAGAAACGGGCAAAACCTAAACTGGAAACTAAACCTTTGGAGATTTGGACCTTTTGCTTTTCCGTGCGACTTCCTTCTGCTAATTTGTTTGAGAACTCTGCTAAATAAGTATGTATCTTATCAAACAATTCAGTAAGCGTAAGAGCAATTTCGTAGTTCTTGACACTCGTTTCTTGTTGGTTTGCGATTACGCTATTGAGTTTATTAAGAATGTCCGAAACAACGCTTTGAAGGTCTGATACTTCATAATCTTCCATCATAGGCACAAGGCGAAAGATGAGAGATAAGGCACGGGTCGTATCCTTGTAAGTAAAAGTATCAATATCGTCGGTTGAGTCCGTGAAGGCATCATTAATGCTTCGTAAGAGTTGGTTGAGTTCAATCTTGCTGGTTGTTCCTTCGGTTGGGTGTATGTTCTCAAAACTTTCAGTTGTGGAAGTTGGTTGGGAGATTAATCCACGAGGGTCGGGAGTAAAGTTTCCGACATTTGCGTCAATAGCATTAAATTGTTGTATGCGGTTCATAAGAATAGATTTAGCGTATCCTTGACCTTCGGCAGTTCGTAGAACACCGCCAGTATAATTCACGCCTTCGTAGTTGAAAGGTGCGTTTCGGTAGTCTTGTCGTGAAGAATAAACTACTTCTGCGCCTTGTGAAGGGTTCGCAAAGTGTCTTTGCCCTAATTGTGGTTGAGGCATACCGAAGTATCCGCAGTGGGAAGAGAATGCTCGTGCGTTCATCTTACGAGTAGAATCTACCTTTGCGTTCGCCATTCGGTCTGCGTCCCGTTTCTTTTGGGCGTGATAATGTGATTGGAAGTCATCTCCTTGTGGGAGTTCTGCTCGTTCCTCTCCTTCTCCGCCGATATACCCTTTCTTACTTCCCTTCGCAACCGCAAAAGTTTCTGCGAACACTTCGGGAAAAGTCATTTGAACTGCTTCACTTCCGAATGGTTTTTTTGTAGCGACTGCTCCTATGGAGTCAAAACCCCAAACTTGACCTCCGCTCATTTATATCCTTAATGGGATTTTTTAATATAGTCCGTGTGCTTTGACATATTTGGACGCTTCAATCATTTTCATTCCCTTCTCACGCATAACTTTTTTGACAATTTCCGCTCGTTTCTTGCGTCCATCACCTTCCTTTGCTGGTGTTCGTTTGCCTTTACCACTCATACGCTTACCCGAAAGAGTAAGTTCGCTTTGAACGGGTCTTGGGTGCTTTTCCTTGTGAGTATAGACCATCATAGGTTCTTCGTCGGAAGAAGATTCTTCTTTTTCGGGAGATTGTGGGCGTGAAGGGTGTTCTTCCAACATCTTCATTCCAAGTCGTTCTTTACGCATCATCTTGCCTCGCTTTGTGCGTCCTCCGTATGCTCCCATACCTTCATAAGGACCACTTAAATATCCACTTCCGTGTGCTTCTTCCGTTTGAGGTTCTTGTTCTTGTTGAGGTTCATAAGGGGCGACGCCTTCTACCTTACGGACTTGGTTTGCTTCCTTACTTGCTTCCATAACGCCTTTTGTGAATAGGTCATAGAACCCTCCGCCGTGTATTTCTTTAATGTGGAAACCCAACATCTTACCCATACCTCTTGCGTCGGATTCGCTTAATCGGTCCTTTGCTAATGTGCGAACAACTGGGCGTTGTGCCTTTTCACGAGAGTATAATGTTGTAGTTCTGCTTCCGCCGACCATTTCTTCGCCGTCATCACAAGCACCAGCACCGACCATTCGGGTCATACTACCGCCGTGAAATTGAGATAATCCCGAAGATGGAACTGCTCGTCCGCCCTTCTTCATAGCACGACCTTCTGCCTTATGTGCCTCCATAACTTCTCTCAAAAGTTCGCCTTCTTTATCGTGTTCTTTTCGTGCCTTTCCACCTCCTTGTATTTCGGATACGCCCATAGTTGGTGTGGCGCCTTTGCGAACTGGGTTTGAGCGGTTTGCTTCCTTTTCCATTGCCCGCATATCCGCTAATTGTCTTGCCATAATTCTCGCCATTTATAACCATACAACATAAAATATTGATATGAACTAATGGAATTGAATAAAGAAAGAACCGATAAGGACGGATATGTATATGGTCCTCCAACAAAAGGAAGTGCGGACGATTACCAATATTGGTTGGAACACGGCAGACCTAATTCTACCAAATATGGGTATGATATGTATAATCAGAATAAAGCGTTATTATTAGATGTGAATGTAAATACTACGCCCGAAAAGTTTGAAGAATCCAAACAACGATTACTCAAACAATTCAAAGAAGGGAAGAATAAGGATAGACCCGATAATAAATGGATTGCGAGGGAAATTGAGAAGATACAATATCAACAACGAGCGAACCAGTTTGTTTCTACGGATAAGAAGTATCAGCAACCAATTAAGAGCGAGTCCGATTGGAATAGGGATAAAGAAAATACAATTAAGGATTTTGATGATAAAATTGAGCGAACATTGGACTTCCGTGAAAAGAACCGATTAAAGAATGAGAAGTATGACTTTCTGAATAAGAATGCCTCATATGATACATATAAGCAAAATGAGGAACGAAAAGAAGTCGCACCGACCATAGAAAACGGCGAACAATTACAACAAGCAGTCCAAAAGCGAGAGGAGGCGAAGACTTTGGAGAATAAGTTGGATTTTATGAATAGGCAAGACGATTACTTGAAGAAGGATATACAAAAGAAACTCAACAATCTCAAAGCGTTGAGAACGGGTAATCCGATAGAAGACGAGCAAGTGGATTTAGCGCTTTCACAAATCCACTGGGGCGAAGTTATGCGAGAGCAGATAGATGCGTTGGAGCGTAAGGCGGTAGAAAAGGGAATGGACCTTAAAGACTACTATGAGAGTTTGGACCCTAAACCTACAATCGTGAATGCCGAAGAGAAGGTAGAAGAGGACCGCAAGGAGATAGAACGCAAGATTAATGATTACAAGCATTCGGCAAAGTATATTTGGGACCAAATCAAGAAGATAGGTTTATTTGCGATAGATATAGGGTCTAACTTTTTGCCTTATGTTATTCCAGTTGTAGGTAGTGCGATTATGTTGGGATATCAAGCGTTCGCACCTTCGGGCAGTATATACCATACGGAAGGGTCAGTAGAACAAAAGTTCGCTAATTTAGGAGTGAATGCCGCTCAACACGCAATAACGGGATTGTTTGGGTTCGGTAAGACGAACAAGGAAGTTGTGGAGCATTTGATAGAGCAAGAGAAGAGGGGAGGAAGAGGTCAAGCAAGTGGGTTCATAATGCGAATGATGGCGGAAAATAAACTCAAACACAAGGGTCAGTATCGCAATCCATCAAATAACGATTACGGGTCTAAAATGCGAAAGTTTGTTGCCTTTGACTACGACGAGATGAATAACCCTTCGGACTTTATAACCGAGCATTTCAGTGGCGCTCCCGTTCCGTTTATAAGTCGTAGAGCGGAGAAGAGGGCAGAAGATAAGGCACTTGCGTCCATTCGTGCGTCCAAGATGTCAAAAGAGAAGGCAAGGGAGAAGATGGAACAAGCAAGAGTGAAGATAGGTCAAAAACCCGAATATCAGATACTCTATAATGCCTTCCGCCGATATGTTATGTAGATGATGTAGAAGGAATCTAAACTTTTCTATAAAATACTATCCCCATAAAAATCACTTTACTTTTTTTACTTTTTCATCTACATCATCTACATAAGGATAAAAACATATTGGATAAGTATAATGAGCGACATAGATATTGACGCTATACTGAACGAGTTTGATATAAAACCCGTTGAAGTGTCCGTAAAGAAGGCAGAACCCGTGAAGCGCAAGAAGAATATTGTGCGTGAGGAAGGCGATACACTTATCCCGAGATTGTTGAAGGCACGGGAGGAGACCGAGACTGCCGAGAAGATTAGGCAACTTGCCTTGAAACTTAAAGGGTCAAAAGTGAAGAAGTTCTTGACGGATATTGCGAAGAAGATTAAATCAAAGCGCCACATAGATAAGGAGCGGTTTGAGTTAGACCCTATAAAGAGATACGACCGAGCGGGATACGAACCTATGAAGGTTCTTAAGGTAGGAAAATGGGATAATAAGTCATACGAAGCATCGCTCCGTAGATTTTATGAGAAACTATCCGCCGAGAAGTATGCTACACATACGGACGCCGAGTTAATAAAAGAGTGGGCGGACGAGAACCCTTCGGTGTATGATTGGGTCAAGAAAGTAAATAAAGAGAACTCTGAATACTTTGATTACTTATTGCGGACGGGTAAGATGAAACGAGCGGGAAGATTTTAGAGTTTAGTAAGCAATCCTCGTGGAATGAGAATAACTCGTTGTGCCTTATTCACGCAATCCGCTCGTTCGGTGCGGTAGTAGTCGTCCCGTTCTTGGAAGGTGTTGAATAAATCCTTATCGTATTTAATATAAAAAAGACCATCGGTATAACAAAAAACAAAGTAGTAGGTCTTTGTTGGGTCATTACAGAACTCTACCTTGTTTTTGCCGACAATAGCAGTATCAAACTTCGTGGAAGGGATAGTGCGTGATTTGAGTTCGGCGTAGATAGTATGGTTTTCGTTTCGGAAATCCATAATGTTGAACCCCCCTTGACGGACCATTTTTTCGCCAGTAAGTTTTTCAATTACTCCCATAACACTTAACTCGTTCTTTTCGCCGAACAATATATCTTCCTTCTGCGTTCTCATTTATAATGTAAAAAGAGTATTTATTCCAGTAATTACAACGCACGGGATAATGTTTCCAAATCCTCAATCTCTTTTTGTAGTTTTTTAATTCTTTGTTCTATTTTTGCTTTTTGGGTTTCTTTGAAGTCAAACTTTACTAATTCTTTATCCATACACTCCGACGATATTTCGTATTCTTGAAACTCGTCCATTATAAAGTCCTCCGAATGAACTCGGGTTTCCCATTCGTCCATTCTTAAACTTACAAGGTCCTTGTCTGCGTTCCATCTACACTTGTGCGTAGATGTGAGGTCCGCCAACAACTTATTCCATCTTGCCTCTACTTCCTTCTCTTCCAGTCCTTTGTTGATTTTATGGGTCTTAAAGTCCCCATACGATAAAGAAGCGCAAAACACTTCTTCTACTAATACTATGCGGTCAAAGTTAATAATTATATCGGTATTCATCTTATTATATTTATAGGATAGGATTAATTAATCCGTTTTCACTCATAACGCACATTTACGAACTTTACATTATCTTCCATTACCGAGTGGAACTGGCGTCGTATGATGCGGAGTTGTTCGTCGGGCGAGAAGAGTTTATTTTTAAATACATTCTCGGGCAACCATTCTTCGCTTAAATATGCTACGCCGTGCTTGTTCTTTGTGCCTATCTGCCGAAGTAATATAACCATATCTATGTTCGTTTCATTCTGAAATAATACTATGGTTTCCGCTTCCCTTACTTCCTTATCCCTATCATCGTAGTTCCATTCATCTACTTCCCCCGAGTAATGTTCGTCCCCGTCTATTTCTATAATGTGGAGATTTTGGTGGTCCAACTGGTTGTATTCTATCCATTCGTGAGGGTAGTAATCTATATTCATCTCCTTCACCTTTTCGCCGGTATATTCTTCAATTGTGCGTTTGATTGCGTCGTATCGTTCTTGGTATGTCATCTTGTTATGCTACTCGGGTAATATGTCTTTTTTATTATCCGTTTTGTATCAATAAATTATAAAAACAGCAAATACAATTCACAATAGGCGATTAATATTTATGTAGATGATGTAGATGAAATCTAAAACTATTTATAAAATACAAAAAGACGAAAGAACCATTTGGTTTTTTTACTTTTCCTTCTACATATTCTACATAAAGCAATATTACCCAAAACGGATTAATTAATCCTAATGATATAAGTAGTAAAAATGCCGAAGAAGTATAGCGAAATATTAGCAGAAATGTCGGGAAGAACTATGGTTATTTCCGATACTCCCGAAGAAGATGAAACTATCAACCCTATTGATTATAAGAAAGCATATTTACATTATAAGAAGTTGTATGAAGATTTAAAAAGCAAGACCGACCCGTTAGTGGAGAAGTTAGAGGAACACCGCATACGCCGTAATGAGGCAAGTAGAGTTTGTAAGCAAAAGAAGAAGGAAGCGAAAAAGAAGGAGGCAGAGAAGGAGGAAAAGAAGACTATGGGTAAGGCGCTGAAAGAGTTAAAGGAACATATCTCGGGTGAGTTAAAAGTGGAGTTTGGCGAGGTGGAAGATGAAGAGGAAGAACCTCTATCGCAATGTGAGGAGTAGGTAAATCATCATAATACGAATCAACTAAATAATCTACATTATACCAAGTGCCTAACCAGTCAAAAAACCAGTCCAAGATTTTTACCATTCTATTTTTTAATATATATGTGAATGTTTATCTCCTTTACAACCGCAACATTATCCTTTTCCAGTTCTTTCTTAATTTCTTCCGCTATGGCGACTGCCTCCTTTACATCTTTTACTTCTTCACTCTCCTTCTTCTTTCCCATTATGAAGTTAAAAAGACATTATTTTTATTTTTTATTTTATTTAGATTTTTTGAAATACTACATACAAAGTCTCTACTGGTTTAATGGATTCTATCGTCTTGCTTCCGTCTATCTGTATGCCCTTTACTGGGTCGCATACTTCCATACTGCCGTCCGTAAAGCGTATAGTTCCCGTAGTGCGTATGCCTTTGGAAACTATATGAACCCGTTTCTTTTTAGCGTATCTGCTTAATATCATACTTGGGTCATCTCGTATTCTCGCCATAGTTTCTTCCAAATACTTTCGTGCTTGGGTATTTTCGTCGCCGTTTGGTTTGTATGCGTCCGTTAAGTCGTAGGACCCATACACTCCAACTAATTCTTCGCTACTTCCCCCTTCTGCTAATCTATCTATGGTTCGCATACAACACTCTATTTGGTTCTTCAAAGCGTTGTCGGTTGTAAGAGCGATTTTGGTTCTTACTTGCGTGTCCCGTATTCGGTCCCATTCGTCTTGGAGTATCTTCTTAAATCCAGTTGGTTCGGGTGAGGTTAAGCGTGTTGTTCGTTCTATTGCTACTCTTGACATCTTCGGTTTTATACTCCCTCTTACCTTGTATTTGAATAATCCGTTTTGGTAATGTTTCCTAAAAACAGCATTTTGCTGTATGTAGATTTAAGAATAAAAAAATGCCCGTTTTAGTTTTAATCTATTCTTCTACTATCTCTTCTATCTTTCCCCATAATTCATAAGGGTCTATGCCTTCGCAGTATTCTATCGCT